CAAATAAAAAAATTGATATTATTAATACCTATAATAATATTAATTTTTTAGTTAAATTAATAAATTAATTTTAACTAAATTCACTTAAAGAATATACAAGTATGATATTAATGAACCATAAGTGTTTTAAATGTGGTCAACCGTTTAAACAAAAAGGCCATCTAGATAACCATCTATTAAAAAAATTTGATTGTAGGCCTTGTAATGAAAATTATAGAACTGATTATGTTTATATTGATCAAACTCCAATTCATATTAATATATATATTGCAAATAAGGATAATATATATAAAACCGCGAAACTATGCTGTCAAAAAGGACATAAACTCGTATTAGTAAATGGTAAAACCCGAAAAAAGCATTTCAGACATAAACGTTCGTGTGATGTTGGAGGTGGTCCAATGACTAAATGGCACGCAAAATGGCAAGGACATTTTCCAGTAACAGAGGTATTATTTAAAAAATGCTCAGATAAGCAACATAGAGATAGGTTTGCGGATGTTCACATAGAAGAACATAATACTATTTTAGAAATTCAACATAGTCCTATTGATATTGAAACTGTATCATGTAGAAATATAGATTATAAAATGAATAATCAGACAGTGATTTGGATAATAGATGGAAATACAGATGATGTATCCTATGAACAATTACCCTCTGGTGACGGACATTTAATCACCTTTTATAATGAATGGAAATATAAATCGTTCTTTAGCACATATAATTTTGTATTACTCGATATAGATGATAAAATATTTAAAATCCCCGTAAAAAAAGTATGTGCACGAATGATATTAGTAAAAGACTTTAAATTCAAAAAAACAGTTATAGAAAAATTAATGCACGATCCGAGGAATATTTGGAATATATGGGAGGATGATAATGAAGTAAAAGCATCATTAACTATAGTTCAAAAAGGGGCCGGAAATGGTAAAACATATGGGATTTGGAAATCTATTACTGAAAATTATGATAAAAAAACCTTTATTATTATAACAAAACAACACACTGCTAAAAATGTTATTTTGAAAGAATTACAAGAGCAAGAAAAACGCGGCGAAATTCATATAGTTGGTAATATAGAAAATATAAATATAGATAAGTATAATAAACAGTATGTTATTACAATAAAAAAATATAAATGCGACACAGAAATTACAGTAATAATTGGAACGATTGATTCATTTATTTGGGCAATTACTACAAATAAGCTCAGCGCGTCAGACTATTTTACTAGTATGTTGAAAACGATTAATGAAACTAATCGTTGTGACAAAGTAAAACCAAATGGGTCTATTAATTACGCGGGTACTAGACGGGGTATTACACGTGAAACAGAAATATGGATAGATGAAGCTCAAGACCTCCCAATAGATTATTATACTGCTATCATGAAATTAATGTTACAAACAAAAGTAGATGTGGTTATAGTAGGTGATAAATTACAGAGTTTGGAATTTGAAAAAAACTTTATAACGGAGCCAATATCTGACGGAGAAAATAACCATTCTGATAATATTAGATTTGACATTAAATCGCCATCTAATATTAATCGTCGTATAAATATTAAGGGAATGGGGGAGAAAATAAATAAACTAGTTCATTTCTCTACTTATAATGTTCTTGGAATTTCTGATACTCCTCTAGCAAAAATAAATGATACTAATTCATCCATAGAAACATTTAAGCTGGAAAACATATATGCTAACGAGCCAGACAAAAATAAAATTATGGCGCAGATTAATAATATCATTGATAAAGTAAAGAATGAAGTAAGGATTCATAATTATAAACCCGAAGATTTTTTATTTATCTTTCCAATTATGAAAGGTAATGTACTTGCTACTGAATTAGAAACTAGACTAAATGAATATTGGAATGACGAAATATACAAAGAGGTTGAAGAATATAAATCTTATGCTGTTTTACATAAACATCAAGATGGACATGTCATTGATACCGATTTGTCTAAAAATGCTTCCAGAATAATGTCTATTCGGTCGTCCAAAGGAGATGGTCGTAAGGTAGTTTTTATATTAAATTGTACGGAGCAATCATTAAAACTCGTTAGTAATGGTGATATTAATCTGTTATTTGAATCTCATTTTCACGTCGCTCTTACACGGGCAAAAAACAAAGTTTATTTTGGATTACAATATAACAATGATGTTATTCATAAACGATTTGGATCTAATGATTATGTTCTATATCAGCCAGTTATTAAAACAAAATTCCGATTATCAACGCTATGTAAACATATTAATACACCAAAAATGATTGATAATATACTTAAGAAAAATAATATTATGGATTATGAGGAGGTTTGTACATCACAAACTGATGTACAAACGATAGATTGGGGATTTCATTGTATACGTCACGCGGTATATTACAACTACTCAATATTTTCAGTATTACAATATGATGAAAAGAATCAAAATACCAATGCTCAAATTATCACAATATTAAAGGCTATTAGTAAATTACCCATTAGACGACGTTCCCCGCGGGAGTTTTATAATTATTTGAATAAAGTAGATCCTCCCGCAAAACCGTTTGAGTTTTTTCCTTTATGTGATCAATCTCATAAATCTATATATAAAAACTACTGTGGAAAAATAGAGAAATATATGGAAACAATTAAACATAGGATAAAAAATGATCCACTTTTAATATCTGAACTGACTCCCATTGAAGCGGTTATTTTAACATATATGATTAATATATTCACTCGTCATAAATATCACGACATTACTCCAAGAGAATTATATGATATTATAGATTGTTTTGAAAAAAATACGGATAAAATAAAAGAACTCATGGTAGAGGCAGAGCAAATTAAAAAAATTATTAAAAGCGCAATGGATCATATTACAAATGATAATAAATCTATTATATGGAATATTGAACACATACTATGTTATGGGGGAACAACTGAAGATTTTGGTATCAATAATACGGTACCTATTATTGGATATGACCCAAGTACCGTTTATCATATTATGTTACGTACCGATTATTCGCAGTTAAATCATTGGGATACGATGATAGATATTATGATGGAGAGATTTTTAATATCCGATCCACGACCAAATGATCGTGACACCAACAACGTAACCCGTTACAAAGGAAAACATATTAAAACATATTTATTTATATTAAAACAAAATAATTATAAAATATTTGAGTGGGATTGGGAACATAAAATGGGAGATGAATTAAAGAAACTATATATAGATGCTATTTTACATAATTTGTCTGAACACCATAAACCTCTTTTTCTATATTATAAACGGATTAAAGAGGATAAAACAAAATGGAAAGATGAGTATACTACTCCTATGAAATATATGGTTAACGCATATAATAAACTGCCACATCATTCTCCATATGTGGTTGATTTCTTTAAATATTTAGAAACTAAACATAAAGAAGGAGGAGATGCTAAAAAATGGGTAAAAAGGATAACAGATAATGAAGATGAATTTATTTCATCTATCACATCTCACATAACGGATGCTTTATACTCTTTCTTCGGATTGCGTGATGAAAATGAGGTCAGTGATGATGAATTTTAAATATACTAACATAATCCTCACACCCGATAATAAAACAACTGCACATATCCATTCTTAAAATTCCATAATATCGGCTTCTGTGGATTATGATCAAAAATAGAACCCTCAAACGTCCAATCCTGATTTTTGTTAATTAAACGCTTCCACTTGAAGGGATTTAACCGCTTAAAAGAAGCCCCGTCAAACCCATATTCCTGTTTATCATAAGTAATTAAACAGCAGAAATGGCGACCAATCGTATCTATTAGCGCGGCAGAATCTAATTCGTACGTTTGAAGTTCGTTTTTATCATTTTTTATGGTAATTCGTTTTTTTACGGTGAGTTTCTCATCGGAGTGAATATTTGCTTGTATCATTTCAGGAAATAGGGTTGAAGAAGGGACTCCCGTTCTTTTCTGTTGTAGATGGTTGAACCTGGTAGCCCCCATTCTCAACATATGCATTACATTATTGCCAGACCGAAGGTAGTCCATTAATGCCATATAATAGGCTAAGGGATTTCCGGCACGATCCACCGGATATCGCTCCTCATGTAGGGGTAGAGACCTATATATTTCATTAATGACAGTATTAGTATCAAACGTCATAATATTATGATTCCCGCTTAAGGTCGCTTCCACTGCTAAATTTAGCAACGCGAATGCTTTCCATGATCTAGGTGGAATTTTGGGATTTTGAACTAACCCGGAACGCATTGTTTTACCCTCTATCATGAGTTGTCTAAAAAACTTGAAAAATTTTCGCCCTTTATCGCTTACAAATAAAATCATATACATGGTGTTAAACCAGCAATTAGACCGATATTGTTTCGGGGCAATAATAGTTTCAACTGGTGCTAATTTAGTCGATGCCAAGTTAGATAATAGTATTACTTGGGCCTGTTTTGTATCGTAGCCTATACATTTCGTCCCGTTCCATATAGTCGGTTTTACCAGGCGTTTGGTTCGGAACATATCGGGTCCATATTTTTCCAATATTTGACACGTTCCAAATATATCCGCCTTATCCTCCTGGTTCTTGGAGATTAATTGTACGTTAATTGCTGGAGAATACGATTTTAATCTAGCTACGCTAACCGGTTTATTTTTAGACAGTTCGGCTTCAACCTCTATGCTTAGTTGTAATAACTCGGGGGGAGTCGTATCTTTAATTACTAGCGGTGCTTTGGACCCGGGGGTTCGGGAAGGCTGTTCCGTTGGTTTTTGAGTTTTTGGTAGTTTTTGTGTTTTAGGTGCAGGACCTTTAATACACATTTTGGTTGTTTTATTTTTGTGGTAGCCAATTTTACATCGTCCCTTTTTGGGTCCATATTCGAATCCATCGGGGGTAATCCGCGCAATTGGCGTGGAAGGTCCCGCGTGCGTATCTTGGCACTGTTTAACGCACGGGTCCTGGCACATTTTGGACGTTTTATTTTTGACATAGCCCTTTCTGCAACGCGTGGGTGCTGGACCATATTCCTGTAGGGGGTTGGGACATTTCTTGATACAGTTGGCTAATTTAATATTTTTTTTCGTTTTATGTTTCACCGCAACACACATTTTGGTCGTTTTATTTTTGTGATAGCCTGTTTTACATCGTCCATCTACTGGACCATATTTGTCGGTTGCCTCCATTACTATATATATTTATTATTATTTTTGTGCATCTATAAATATTAAATATCTTCCTTTAAGTATAATGGAGTCGCCACCGAAAAAACAAGCCAGAAAGCACAATGCCCGCCCGTTACCTAAGGGGCTAACCCAAGAAATGATGCCTAAATATGTGGTTTATTACAATGAATGCTACAATAAAGAAAAGCAATCCTTTAGAGAATTCTTTAAAATAGAGAAACATCCCAAATTGATCGGCAAATCTCCTATTATAGGAAGCAAATCCGCCAAATTCTCTCTAGCAGATAAATTAAGTATGATTAAAGAAAAGTTGAAAGCATTAGAGAAGAAAGAGGATGCATAATGCGCCTCTACCACCCAACATACCGCATCACATGATCTATCAGACACTCCGGGAGAGAAGTTGCTTCTCGCATAATATGTTTCTGCTCGTGACGTAGTCGCTGTATTTGTCGCAAATGATCTACCTTTCTACGCATCTCTTTTGCCTTTACTATAGCAGGAGTCAGCGTTGTACTATCACCAACCAATTCATACCGTAACATTACACTATAATAATGGAGCCTATCATCCCCCACTCCTTCTCCTTCTGCTAGGCGTATACGTGCTGCACGAGCAACAACCACTCCACGGTGTGCCGCTATCATTTGTGCACGACTCCAATTCATTTTACACTGCATTAAATGATATAAATTGGTAGTTTTAAATAAATCAACTTAAAACTACCACGCCATATTACATTAAGTTATGCAGATTTTTGTCAAAACACTTACTGGAAAAACAATCACCTTAGACGTAGAGCCTAGCGATACGATTGATAATGTGAAGCAGAAGATTCAAGATAAGGAGGGGATTCCACCCGATCAACAGCGCCTTATTTTTGCGGGGAAACAACTGGAAGATGGTAGGACATTGAGTGACTACAACGTCCAAAAAGAGAGCACATTGCATCTTGTACTTTTTTTGACTTAAGCCTTTAAATAGAAAATAATAACAATATTCTTTTTCTAAATTATAACATAAAGATTTATTACAGGGAATTCTTTTGTAAAAAATTGATATTAGTATTATTATGTTAATAATACTAATTATGTCGGCAGTCCAAAAGTCTGCCCCTTCTATTGGGTTACACGTTCGCGTTAGAGATATGCGTAATATTTCGTGTAATGTTGTTACCAGACTGGATAAAAAAAATGAAAAATATACTGATAAAGATGAGTTAGAGAAATTACGAATATTTGGTATACCTAATTCAAAAACTGATTTTATAACGCAAAAAAAACTAAAGGGGATAGGTGATCATTTATATCCACTATGTAAAAATAGAGTTAAAGAGAAGAGACTCGGGAGTGATTCTTCTTGGAATCGTATTCCAGTTTGCGGATACAATCAAAAATATAAGGACATACCTGAAAATAGGGTAAGGATTGAAGAGTGGCAAGAATATTGTAAAAAACGAGGAGCAAAACTCTATCATCAACTATCTGATGAACAATCAAATAGAATAGTACAACTTCAAGAGGAACTAACTAATGTAAACCAGAAAGGATATGATGATTTATGTTTGTTAGTATAAACTTATTCTTTGGTGAAGAGCGATACTTTTTAGGAAACCAACTCCACTAAGGTTTAACGTTTAAATAATATATAATTTCGGCGATACCAATTAAATTGGCTACTAAGGTAATGTTAAAGAATTCCGCATCGGGATTTATTAATTTGTGGTGTATCATGTGGTAGTTCCAGCCGATAGAAGAGAGATAACAAAATAATAGGGGTAGTTTAATGTCTTTAATGATCATTAATAGAACTAGGGTGAAGGCATATATGCCCCAATCGACGATTAACACTTCTGGATTTTTATATTTAGCCATGGTTTGAATATAAGAGGGATTTAGTATGGCAACTATGGCAGATATACCAAGTAAAATAATATTAATATAGAGCATATTATAAAATTACTGTAGATATTATTATAAAACTTAAATAATATATTTAGGTAATATATGTTAAATGATTTACTGGATGAGATAATTCAGCTCATAGAATACTATGAGAAGCCGTGGGATTTGTTGCATGGGTTGAAGGAGTCCTATTCAAAGACGAAACTATCGTCTAATATGCCGAATGATGATTTTGAGGCGTATTATAATAATATAGACCATCAGTTTGTGTATGATAAATTATGGGTGGCTAATTCGCAGCATATTCAGAGTGGAAAGATGGATGATTTACTGAGGGAAGAGTTTAAATATATAAATTATCCGATAGTAATAAAGCCCCGATGGGGTCATTTATCAAATAATAGCAGACACATTTACAAGATACATTCCTATGGAGAATTAGGTAGATATAGTCATTTAAAGGATATGATATGGACGAATTATTTCGATGGAAAGGAGGAGGCGACGGATTTTCTGATCAAGGATGGTAAAATAGTGCATAATATAACCTACGAGCATTCTACGAAGCCAACTAATATTATTTCCGATACGTGGAAACGGATTGCTCCGGGTGGTGGGCCTCCGGCACAAATAAAAGAGTGGATAGAATCGCACATGACGAATTATACGGGTATATTCAATGTGCAATATATAGGAGATAGAATTATAGAGGCATCTTTACGATTAGCAAGAGGAGGTGCCTATATTTATGGTATAGAAAACGATAATTATACCAATCGAATTAATGAATTTATAGACAATAAAACGTGGGAACCTCAACCATTAGACTATGAGCCGTATTATGCCTTTAAGTGTTATACACATATACCATTATTATATCTATTACCGAATGGAATAATGCAATATATAATGAAAAAGAATGGTTGTAAAGAGTTCAACGAATATTTCTTTGAGAATAATGAAAAGTCGGGACAGGTATTTTATCAGTTTTTCCATAAGAATTTTGACAAGGGGATCAATACTCAAAATACAATCACTAATTTAACTAATTTTATGCAAGTATTTTTTATAAGTTTAGTAGTTTTAGGAATATATTTTCTGCAATATCCACGTAGGAGATACGCTGCGAGCATTCTTATACCGGTGGCTCTTATATATGCTACGACTGCTCAAAATCATTTACGGCATTTTGTAGCGTTATTTAATATTCACCGGACCAGATTTTTAGATTATTAACATATAATTTGTGTTTATATTAATAATTTATAGTATGATTTGTCTTATATGAGTTGCCCTGATATACTTATTTGTGAAAATAACTTTATTCATTTTAAGTATGATCATACGCAAAAAATATTATTCGTCACCGCTA